TTAACACAATATGGTGATTATTATCGACAGGATTGCGGTTTTTGTGGTTATACTGCGTTGGCAAATCGTTCGCTAATGAGAGTCTGGTTGATCGCTCGCTTCGATCTGCGGCTCGGTCAGTTGCGGTTGTGGATCTCGCCCCTCTATAAGGTCTATTGGTTCTGCGTTGCGGTCACCAATGGTGAATGTGACGCTGAGTGGCTTGACTCCAGTGTTCTCTATTTCGATTTTGTCTCCGTACTGACGTGCGTTCCATTTACCTAGTAGTCGCAGTCTAGTATCGATGCGTACTCGCTTCTCTGCTGCGTCCAGCATTGGATCATCAGCAATGCGAATACAATCATCTGCTAGTGCGTGAGTGCCGATTTTTCTTGCGTGTGCGGATTTGTTGCGAAAGTTTTCGTTGGAAGATTCCCATCTCCATATTGTGGAGTAGTTTGGCATACCTTCGAGATTACAGATGGATGAGAGTGTTTGTCCTATGGAAAGTCGTTCGCAGATTTCCTCTGCGATATCCTCGTTATACTCTGGTGGTCTACCCATTTTCTTAGATGGTTTAAAACTCATATGGTTGCTTGGGTTTAGGTTTACGCTTGGGTAATCCTGATTTCGGTTCGTTGCTCTGCTTGGGTGCGGACTTTGACTTGCGCGAACGTGATTTCGACGCTTTCGGGGTTATCGTCTGGGATGAGTTTGGAGTATCTAATTTGGTCAATGAGAGGTTTGCAGCCTCCAGCAAGATTATCAACGTCGAGTGTTTTTGTGGAGTAGCGTGTAATTGAGAGAGTGTACTGCGGATTGCACTTAGCAGTGCAGTCCTTGCTAGTAGCTTTTGCTTTGTGTACTTTGTCCAATGGCAATTTAGGAGCGTGTTTAACGAGGGTGTCAAGTAACCTGCGAGATGGAGGTTTATAGTTGTCTGCATAGTAGTAGTGTCCGTCAGGTGCGAGTGTGTAGCCTTTCTCTTTGAGTTGTTCAGTTGTCCAGTTCATTGTTCGATTAGGTAATCTTCTGGTTCGGGATCCAGTTCATAGCGGGTATAGTTGTACATGATTGTGTTGGATTATACCTTATCTAGACTATTTGATTGGTAGAGTCTCGATTGGGTTAAGTGCGGATTGTGGAACGAAGTAGCAGTCTGGATCTCCCTCTACGAAGTACTCTGCCTTCTTGCCATGCTCAGGATTGATCCATCCTCGTAGTGTTGCTTGTAATCCATTGATTGTAACGAACACAAAAGTGTAATCGTTGTTGGAGGAATCGTATAACACAAGGTGTCCGTTTGCGTGTTCCGTGGTGCGAACCTCGATGGATGCACCTATGTCTGCTGCTTTGGTTATTTGCAACGTGGACATTTGGGTTAGTCCTGTGAACTTTGACACAGCAATCTCACCCAGCTCACCGAGGATGCTGTCTGCCAGTCTCTGTGTCATCTTGCGGTAGGATCGTCCACCATGATCGTGTCCCATGCGCTTGTTTTTGATGGCAACCAACTGCCGTACCGCACCCTTTGTTGCTGCCACCATGAAGTCTTCTGCTGTTAGATCGATGATCATCGTGATTGCTGAATGAATTTGAGAGCGATAGCCATTAGCTCAGGATAGTCGCGCAGTGACTCTAGGTAGCTTTGGAACATATCATCGATTGCCTGTTCAGCGAACGGGTCAGGAACGATGTCGCATTTGACCTGTGCGTCCTCCAGATCCTTGTTGGCTGCCCTTAGTGCAAAGATGGCAGCGGAGCAGAATACGGACAACTGTGCGGCAATGGAGCGATAGTCTTTGTCGCAGTCCTTTAGTCGTTCTACCTCTGCTGTGTATAGTGGGTCGTTCATGTTAGTATTTATAGAATGGATTTAAAGTGTTTGGTTTACTGACTTTATTATCACTGGAAGCATTCCTTATGAATTCCACATAGTATTCTTTAGCACACTTTAGTGCCTCATCACGTTCAAGTTCTGCTCTTGCTGCCATGTCAATAGCGCACTTCCATTTGTTCTCCCAACCTAAAATAGCATCCCTAGCCTCGTCGCGCTCGCGTTCTAGTTTTCCACATTTCACGGTTAGCGTTGCTGCTAAGCGAGTAGGCGGGTGATCAGCTGTTTGAGCATTACGGATAATGCTATCCGTCTCTGGTGTTGGTCGTTCGTTCATTTTGTTCCCTCCTTTAGTTGTTCAATTTCATAGCGCAAATCGCTTACTTCGTCAGCGAATCCATCTCGATAGGATTGATTTAAATAGTTAATGGCTCGATTCGCAATGTCGCGGAGCTTGGCGTTTTCCACCCGCGCCTCGTCTCGCTCGCGCCTTGCCGTCTCAAGGTATTGCTCTTGAACCTTGTAAAGACCACGCCGAAACTCTAAATCCGTCCGCGCCTCGTCTCGCTCTTGGCAGAATCTTTCTGCCCTACACTCTGCCTGTGCGATTTGAGATAAAGCCTCGTCACGTTCTTGCTCCAGCCTAGCCAACTCGCTGGTGGAGTGCAACTCCAGTGCAGTTAGTCTGTCAGCCAGTTGCTTTGCGTCCAAGTAGTCTGTTATAATTTCGTTCATATATTTATAAAATGGGGTGATCCGTTTTATGTAGTTACGGATCAGGGTCAAATGATAACCAGCCCACATGGTGGCCGCTACAATCCCTTAAAATTGTGGCTGTGGTTTTTGGGGTCACAGCCAACCCCCTTTGCCCCTGCTATCGGGAATTCCCAATTAAGCGAGGAAATCCTGTTATCTGCGGGACTGACCTATGCAGAGTAAATAGGAAAGCAAATATCATAGGTTAAAAAGGAATATCCGATCCATCATCATCCTTGGCCCGTGCTGGAGCAGGTTTGGCCTTTACAGGGGTTTTGCTAGCATCCTGATCCTTTGGCTTGACTGACAGGCTGAAGAACTTCTTGCCGTCCTTCTTGGATTCTTTGATCCATCCGTTGAGCCAGTAGTCTTTACCATCGATGTTGATCGAGCCATTGTAGTCTGGGTGGTTGTCCAGTTCTTTGCGGTCGTTTTTGAATAGTGATCCGCGATTCGTGTTGTCGTATTCCATATTATTATAGTTAGTTTATATTATTCAGCGTTTTTGTGGTGTGCTGCACCAAGTCTGCATTAGTTTGCAGAAAGTGTTATTTTATGCGTGTTTTGTTTGAACCCTTTTTTCGTCACCAAGAATGATCGTTGTGGTGTACTTTGGCATACCTTTGTAAATGAAATCCTCTAGCTTTCCTTGGTCATATCCACTTTCCGTTTCATCATCACCCTCTGAGGTAATATTCCATCCATGAATTTCAGGGCATGACAACAGGGATTCCTTGGTGTTCTTGATGTACAACTCACCAAAAATGTCGGTGGTTAGTTTTGTTGCATTGGGAACCATGCAGGTTACCTCAATGGTAATCTTTAGGCTTTTCATTTGTTCCTCCAATCATCTTCCAAATCGACTCCGTATTTCTTCTTTGAGATGTAGTTTGTAATTTGGCACATGATCTCAGTCGCTCCAGCAATCGTAGCTTCCTTCGTAGACATATCCATCTTCGTTCTTCGTTTCATGGAATGTAAACGATTGGCCAAACATATCGTGAGATCCGCAAAGGGACTCGATGATTTCTTTGGATAGATAGGACTTCGACGTGATGCGGAATGTTCCCCAGTCCCGTGTGCCTCGGTCGTTGCGAGACTTGTCAGCCTCGACTGTGATTACGTTTAGTTGTTTCATTTGATATGGTGTATTTATTGGACTGACGGCACTACATCTAGGGTTAAAATTCAAACTCGTCAACAGAATTTTCTTCGATGTGTGCAAAATATTTATTGTAGATTTCTTTTGCCTTTTCGTACTTTTCCTGAGCGTCCGCAAACCTAGATTTCATGCGGGTCTGCCAGATTGCTGTTGCGGTATCGAGCAGAATGCAAGCCTCGTCGAAGTGGTGATCAATGTTCATCGATTTGTTCAAATCTAGAAATTTCTCCACGCATTTTTACAGGAACGAACACGTCCCTTTGACCACGTCGATTCTTGCCGATATGTATGCGCGAAGTGGGTTGGGTTTCTGTCTTCTTCTTGAACGATGCAGCGTCCTTCTTCTTCTCATCTGGATGCGATATCAACACCAAGAAATCGGTATGGTGCGCGATTGCTCTGGACTCACGGACTGCACCTTCATCGTTCAATTGTGATGCGGTAATGATTGCGGAGTTTGTCTTGAGGCCAGTCAACTTGAGTCTGCGTGATAGTTCACTCACTGCCTGTTCGCGGTTATCTGCTGATGGCATGGTGACGATTTGTAGGTAGTCAACCACGATCAGATCGGCCTTGCCAAGTGATGCTAATCTCGATGCCTCTGCTGCTATCTCACCCACCTCGGAGAGATCATCTCGGATCGTTAGCTTCATCTGCATGAGTTGAGTTATTGCGCTTGAGATATCCTTTGCTGATGCAACACCTCTCCACTCTGTGACTCCCTCCATCTCGCGCAATGGCAAGATTGTTTTCCCAAGCAGATTGGAAGCTATACGTTGTAGAATAGCCTTAGCTGGCATCTCTAGGGAAAATATAGTTACTGATTTACCATTGAGCAAAGCTTGAAGTGCGGCTTGGTAAAGCAGGATGGATTTACCTCCAGAAGTCTGCGCTCCCACAACTAGCATCTCACCACGTCGAACACCTCCACCAAGCAGTTTATCCAGCTTGGGAATTCCAGTGGGGAAGTTCTCTAGTGGGGTCTTGTCCTCCAGATCGTCCATAAAGTCGTTTAAATGGGCCTTCACGTCCTTGCACTGGTGTTCTGGTGCGATTGCATTGGCAAAGGACTCAGCGAGGCTAGAGAGGTCTGCTTTCATAGCGCAAACGTCATCATGATTGTCCTCCCACGCCTTAATCGCATCCCTGTACCCTTTTGCTTTTATGAGTTGTGAGCGATAGTCCGCTGCGGTTTCTAGGCACATAGCACCGGGCGAGATAAAAATTGTCTGGAGTATTTCCATGACTCCATCCTTGCCTCCACAAGCATTCAGCTTGCCAGTTGTCTCTAGGTCAGACAATGCCCCCAGTGCGTTTGTGGATCCTGTCCGCTGGTACACTCTCTCCAGTGCGGTGTAGATGAGTTTGTGTTGCGATAACGCAAACAGATCAGCATTCCACGATAGGTGCGGAAGAACGTCTGGATCGATTGCAATTAGTGACAGTGCTGCTTTTTCTGCTGTTTGTGCGATTGGTATGTTTTTCATTTAGTATCCCCGGTTGTTTGTCTGTTGTGCCTTTTGTACCCATTCAGCTTTGAATCCTTGCCATCCTCTGGTCACGCATTCAGTGATTGCCTCATCGAGAGTCCATCCAGCTTCCTCTGCTTCACGTTCAATTCCGTTAAGCGCAGTTTGGGTTAATGGTGATTTCTTTGCCTTCCTGATTTTAATAAAATCATTCCAGACCTGTTCAGGAACTGAATCTGGTCTATTTATATTATTAGTAGTAGAAGAAGAAGATGAAGATGAAGAAGAAGATGAAGGGGTTGGTTTTTGCTTATCCTTACTTTCATCATCAAGGTTATCTGGAAGGTTAACCTTACCCTTAACCTTTAGGGTTGGATTT